GAAGAAGCCGTACCTGCAGAAGAAGCCGTAGCCGAAGTTGCTCCAGCAACAGAAGAAGAAGTATCAGTAAAAGAAGAAGCTGCTGAATAAAACTTCCTGTTAGGAAAGTTTCAGTAATCAATTTCTTTAAACAAACAGGACAACCATAAGGTGAAAAAAGAGCTTATATCCAGCATTTTAATGCGAATACTAGCTACTTTTGCCGCATCTGGTCTTGGTGTCATAGGTGCCGGCACAATAGCTGGCGTGCCTGTTTGGAAGTCTGTATTTATGGCTGGTCTTGCTGGCGTAGCAACTGTCATAGAAGGTCTTTCTCGAGCCTTCCTAGATGATGGAAAACTAACCGCATCAGAAATCAATGCTGTCTTCTCTCGCTTCGATAAAAAAGATGTATCAGATAGTGAAGTTGCCAAAAAAGAAGAAGCAACTAACGCTCGTAAAAGAAAAGCAGCCGAGACAACTACTTCTACTGTAGAACAATAAAGAAATGGTACGTTGTTAGTAGCTGTTAGCGCGTGTAAAGAGACGTAGTACTTTTTATAGATTTATCTAAAGTTGGAACAGATGGCTCCTAAAATCCAGGACACCGAACAGGTTTGGCATAACGATAAACACAAACTCAGCTTGCGCATAAACAAGTCCGAGTTAGAGATAATGCAAATTATCTGTCCAGAAGAAGGACTTCACGCCTGCACTAACAGAGATGGCGTGTGCGTGGTTCAGCACTTTATTGGACTGTATGGACTTGATTGTAATGGTGGAGTGTGTCCAGCCCAAGAACACTTAGAAATATGCTGGACACTCATCGGTGACGTTAATGATGTTGAGTCATCTCAGCTTTGGTTTATTCCTCTTGCTGACGAGGTGTTTCAAGCATGGATTGTTTCAAACCAGGAGCCACAACCCTAGACCTACTGGGTCTATTGTTTTTACGCCTACAGGCTTCAATGTACTTCTGATTGGCTTCTTCAAGGATGGCATCCTCTCTGTCTATATTGTCAAGACTTAAAAGCGCCCCCCTCTCCGCGACATCAGCAAGCCTCTGCCTAAGAGTTGCTACATACATCTTCCCAAGCATTTTGTCTCTTGTTTCTCTGTAGTGATTTACGGATATGTATATCTCGTTTATGCCGGATGAAGTTATAAACCAGGTGTCTTCTCCAGACTTGTACAAAAGCTCATTTTTCTCCATTTTTCTAAGCAATGGACGTATATCACTGTAATGACGCTTACTGAACTTGCCAGACAAACACTCCTTTACTTCCATTGGAGTGAACGAACCTCTACGCATTCTTGCGAAACAAAGCGCATAATACGAAAGAGTGCCGTAACTAACTAGTGGGAATCTTTGTTCTGACATTGAATAACATTGTATTAGAACGGTTCCTGTTCGCCAACTTCTTCTTGTTCAGAAAATTTAATAGTTTCAACAGCGCGTAGAACATGTTGTATATCAGGCTGTTCTTTAATTAATTTATTATTTAATCGATAGACATTTTGTCGGTTAACTTTTGTCTTTGTAAGAAGCCCTGAAGATATAAGGCTTTTAACAGTTTTATCTATCATTGTTTCACTGAGGTCAAGATAAACAGAAACAGCACGAACTGTCATTGTTGGGTCTTGAATTAAAGAAATTAAAACTCGACCACTTGTGGATAACAAATTAACATCCGTATCACGATGATACCTAAGTATTTTTTTATCATCCAGTGCTTCCATTATTTTCTGCACGGCTTCACTAGTTCCACCTTCTGAAGTGATGGCTTTTTCTATCGCTTTTTTAATGTCATCGTTTTTTGCGTTCTTCATAGATACCTGTACATGATGGGGTAGGGTGGGGTAACATCTGGGGTGTCATAGAGACCGACATTGAGAGCAACACTTGATGAGAAACACCACATAATTACAGACACTAGCAGGAGGGGCGAATGCTCAAAGATACTCTCAAAGAACTAATAGCAAAGCCGGACAATACGTTCGACAATTGCAAACTAGGTTCCATTATTAATAGCCAAGACAAAGAGACCCAAAAGGTACTTATAGACGCACTTAGTGGAGACATATCCACGATGTCACTTATAAGGGCACTTAACGCCGAAGGTATCAAACTCAGCAGAGAATACCTAGGTACAAAGAGGGCCGGATGCTTCAAGAACGAAAACGGTAGCAATTCCTGCTGCATTAACAACAAGTCAGAAAGTAAGTAAAATGGTCCCCCCAAAGAAAAAACCAGCAGCAGCTCCAAATCTTGGTGAAAAATTAAGAAATTTGAAGAATACGGCCGAAACAGCCAAGGCCACTGTAGACGGTGAAAAAAACTCAAAAAAAACACTCAATGACATCGCGCAGATGCTTGCTCGTAAAGGTATCGACCCATCCGAAGTTGGCTCAATCAAAAAAGTTTCGCTTTACCAGTCGGTAACAAAGAACCCAGATACTGGCGAAGCAATAGTTCACGACCTTCAAGCCATCCAGTTCAGCCCTTCGTGGGAGACCGGACCAGCTTGGCCTGTTATAGAACAAGGGCCTCAAATACAAATACAAAAGGTAAAGACAAAAACCGGCAAGCCCAAAGCATGGGAGACCGCAGTTATCGTACCTGATATACAAATAGGTTTTTACCGTAAATCGCTCGATTCTTTTGAATTAGAGCCAATTCATGACGAAAAAGCCATAGCAGTTGCTCTTGAAGTAATAAAGAACATGAACCCTGACCAAGTGGTTCTCGTAGGAGACAACCTCGACTTTGCGGAATTCGGCAAGTTTCTTACCGCCGCACCATTTAAACAGATGGTTCAAGCCTCAATTGACCGAGCAACCATGCTTTGTGCACAATTGCGCGAAGCAGCGCCTACTGCCAAAATCACATGGATTGCCGGAAACCACGAAGCAAGATTGGCGCGATACATCCAAACCAACGCAGAAGCAGCTTTTGGCATCACCCGAGGTAAAGCAGATAAATTTAGAGAGACCTGGCCTGTCCTTTCTGTGCCATTTCTTTGCAGAATGGATGAATTCGGCGTCGAATATCTTCCCGGTTACCCAGAATCAGCTCACTACATCAACTCAAACCTGATGATTGTTCATGGAGACAAGGTTGTTTCAAACAACTCAACCACCAAGAAGTATCTGGACAATGAGCGTATATCAGTTATTTATGGACATATCCACAGAAATGAGTACGCCTACAGAACTCGCCGTACAGACAAGGGTCCACGAACAATCATGGCCGCAAGTCCTGGATGTCTCTGCAGAGTAGACGGCGCTGTTCCATCCACGAAATCAGGTATGGACGAATTTGGTAGACCACTCCTCCAAGGAGCCGAGAACTGGCAACAAGGACTAGGAATAGTTACTTACCAGCCTTACGGAGTAGGCGAAGAGTGGTTCAACTACGAACCAATGTGGATTTACAACGGCCGAGGCATCCTTCGCGGAGTGGAGTACGTTGCCCAATGAGCGGATACGACTTTGGCGAGAACATGCCAAACCTCAGAGAAGACCTAGAATCCTTAAGAGACAAGGGTCTCATCGATATTGTTGGGATAAATGACGAGGGAGAGTGGCTTTACAACCTTTCCCCCACATCAAAACAACTTGTTGAAGAACTTCGCCATGAAACCGATGACATATGGGGTACTATCGCATTACTCATGGAAAACATGATGGAGGAAGAGCGTGACCTATGACAACAATAATTGGCATACAGGGTGATGGCTTTTGTATAGCAACAACTGATTCTCGCATCTCAGAGCTTGAGGGCGGGTCTAATTTGATTTCGCAATTTGTCAGTCTAAAAGAGACGAATACGAAAATAGCCTTAAATGGTCGCTACTTGTTGGGCGCGGCAGGGGATTTGCGCGCCATAAACATACTGCATCACGCTTTCCAGCCTCCGCCGGCACCGCCAACACTTAAAGGCAAGAAGCTCGACCACTTCGTTACAGTTAAATTTATCCCAGCTTTAAGAGAAGTATTCGAGTCTTCCGGATACGCAATGCCTGATAAAGATGAAAAGACTCACATGGCGGAGCATGCCTCCACTGTATTCATGGCCATAAACGGCACTATCTATATCATTGATGGAGATTACTCCTGGATATCTGACTCCTCTGGCTTGTTTGCCATAGGGAGCGGAGCCCAATACGCACTCGGTTCTCTCTATACACAGATGCCAAAAGGCAAACTAACCCTGCCAATGGCAAAGAAAATAGCAATGCGCGCAATCAATGTGGCCGCAAAGTTTGACCCATATACGGGAGCGCCGTACCACGCCTTCGTACAGGGAGCCGAAAAACCCCCTGCACCTAAGTCTCAATAGATAAGTCATCACAGGATATATAATTAACTCATGCCAACAAAAAGCCAAAAACTAGCCGCAACAGCATCCTTCATCATCTCCTTGCCTATCGTTATTGGCTTGATTGTCCTAATTCGCTCCATGCGTGAGCACTTCAGGAAAATACGAGAAGGATACCGCTGGGAATAATCCCACGACCTTTGACCCAACTATCTCCATATCTGGGTAGATAGATAAAGAAACGCCTTTTTAACCCATCCACGTGTAAGAAAAGTCCGTGTAATCACCATAGGTGTCTAACTCTTCTATGTAGGAGTAAACAAACTCTAGGGAGTAGTAGAAACACCTACCCTTTTTCTGCTCTGCGGGCATTGTCACAGAATCCACTTAACACCCCCCTGTGAGTACGAGTGTACTAATAATTGTGTAGTACTTAAAAATAAGCTTTTACACAAGGACACATAGTGGAATCAGACAACAAAAAGACCCAACAAAAATTACCCAATAAAAATACCTTACCTGTAGAAAGTCTAGCTATACCTAAAAAAGCTTGGTTTGGAATGGCAGCCTGTAAAGGAAAGACCGAACTAATGTTCCCCAAACAACATAAGGACATTACTTATATCGCTCAGGCGAGAGCATTGTGCAGAACATGCCCAGTGATAGATAACTGTTTGGAGTACGCACTAGAGTTCCCGCCAGCTGATATGCACGGAGTATGGGCAGGACTCACATCAAGACAACTAGCCGCAGAACAAAGAAGGCGCAAGATAAAACCAATACGCCCAACACTCGCACAAATGTGGGGTAACTAACTTATGGTCACTTTTATCATGCTGGGAATTATTTACGCTTTCATCCTATGGTGGAGTTCCTACTAGAAGAGAAAGGGCTGGGCCGGAAGTCCGTTAGCAATCGCGCCTTTTTGTGTGGTTTGAGCATCCACCGACCCAGCAAAAGAAACTTTATCGCCGGCCATAAACAAAAGCAACACCCGTATAGCTTTCCACCCGCAAAAGGAATAAACGCAAAAAACCTCCGGAAGCTTGCGAATTTGCTCTTTTTTTCTTTTTTGAGAAAATTTGTCAGTATTAACTACAAAATCCTCAAATTACAGGTCGTACAGTATTGCATTTCATTTAATAGTGTTAATTTTTGGACGCATTCTTTTTGTCCGCAGGGTTTTAGTATCTGTTCGCCCCTGATGTAGGCAAGAACTGTCTCTTCGACTGTTGGTATTGAGAACTGTGGGGTGCCGGCGTCCGGTATTCCCTTCTCGTTCTGAATGAATTGCCACACGGCATACAGCACTACTTCGTTTACCGAGTAGCCCTTTGCGCGCGCATAGTCAACTATCTCATTTTTTTGTTTGCCTTTTAGGCGTATTTGTATAGTGACGTACCTATCGGGGAATTTAGTCTTTTCAGACTTACGCCCCATCGCGTTCTACCAATGATTGCAAGTAAGCGGTGAGCGTCAGGTCTACAGCAGATGATTGGTTTATGAGCTTTTCTTTAAACTCTTTTGTAACGCGCAGCGTGAGTGTTACTACTGGTTTAGTAGGAATGGTTACTGGACGGCCAGGATTTCTCTTCATGCAAGAGAATTTACTGCAATACGAACGTCCTGATTGCAACAACGATAAGCAATACGGTTATTAGCTTTGTTGCGAACTTCTGACTGGAGTACATTGTCGACCAGATGAGGGCACTAGAACAAAATAAAATTAGGACTTTTAAAAAGGGTAACATTAATAACCTCACTATTGTTGGGAACTATTGTTCCTCTATTAGAGGGACCGCATATCTTGCGATATCCATCTCTGACACTATCCTAGTGTAGGTCCGGCAGAAGGCTTCCCTGTCTGAGTTGGTGTGCATGCCGATTGCAGCATCCCCTAATTGTTTGACAGTTTCTTTCAGTGCTTCTGATACCCCAATAGAAGGAGCCATACCTGAGTTGACGTCTTTTTGTATGGTAATCCAAGTACCCCAAGCAGAAAGGGGGTCTTCGAATTGGGTCATTTTTGTGACCCTATTTATTGCGGTGCGGCGTATCTCTCCTGGGCGGGGGAGGAACTGCGCTTCTACAGCCAGAGTAAGGAATGCTGCCTTCGCATCCTTGTAATCCAAATCGTGCAACAAGTCGAACCAAGATGCATAAAGCAACTTAGTTGGTGCGGGTCCTACAGGGAGAGGGACATTAAAGGTCATGTAGGCCTGGTCCACTAGTGAGCACAGCTCTTCTTTGGTCATTCGTTTATCCATTCGTCTTTAGCTGAGGTTTCGCTCTGCTTGTCATGCAGCTCGAGGAACTTCTCTACATTGCCGGCGTTTCTGAATATGACTGACACATCGTTATAGGCCTGGCCCCTATTATTCTGGCCCATCCACCACGGGTCATTGGCACAGCCGTCTATGGCATCCCTACAGGCTTCTACTCCATATACAGCAATTGCCCACCCGATATCTCTGTGGCGGTTTACATCGAGAGCAGCGCGGCGTTTGGTCTTGCCCATAGCTACCTTCCAGTACTCAAAGATTTCTTCTATTAGAACATTGGAGACAGTTTTGGCTAGGTCTCCCTTACTCCTATTGTGAGCGCTGGGACCTCTTACTTTTTTATCATCTACCATTTTATGAATCTATCCCTTAATTTGTGATTACACACAGAGTTCTCCTTAAGCCTGATGGAGAAGGCTACGGTTTTGACGTTGGCTTCTTTTCCGTGGACGGAAGATGTTTCGCCTAGTGAAGGACGGTCGCTGCGCTCCCTTTTGGAGGGGGGTGTGGGGGGAACCTTTAGATTTGCTCCAGCGCCCACGCATGCTAATGCCCACCGAGTTGATTGGGTGGTACAAAGATGCTAAGAAGTGACATATGCCTATGTCATGTGAATCACATTCAAGCTCTATTGAACTTGCGGAGGTGATGGTAGCAGCATCATCCACCACCGTCAACCCCTAACGCGAGGAATCTTTTAAAAGCCGGCGAAATATTTTTTGTTGACGTGTTCGTGTCACGGTTCGGATAAGTCTTGACGCGCGCTCGAGCCGTTATGCTGCTAAATTGGCCGGGGCTTCTACGGGAGGGTTTACCCCTTTCGACCTCCTATGGAAGTAGGACCCTGGAGTTGAGTTTTCTGGAACGTTGGTAGGTGGCTTACCGGAAAACTCCTCCGGGGTTTCCCATCTCTACTCGTAGACGTCCCAGTCAGGCCAGAACGGTCTGTTCTTTTTGTCTTTTATTTCCTTGGCGCGGCGGAATGCTGCCTTGCCCATGGATTCTTTATCGAAGTACGACCAATTGGGGTTGCCCATCATTTGTACA